GAAAATCAAGCCTCTTAAACATTGTCGATTATCCCAGATGAAGTTCTTCTACTGGGATCCGAAAGATGATCCAAGAGAGCCTGAATATTGGGAAGACTCACCTTCGGGTGGGTCTTTTTTTATGTAACTATATCTGAATTATCTGTTGTTATGAGTTTGTCTGTTATATATTGACTGTTTCTATCATATCTCATAATTCGTTTAAAATCTGATATGAACATCTGCAAGTATTGTGATTTTAAAGGTCTTATTTCTCTTTTCTGTTCATTTTTTTGAGTTTCATAATCATAATTAGATACACCTGTAATTGGTGATATAGTATCGCCAACATATGTTGATGAACTAGAGCTTTCGTATATGTTCTTCTCTGGGTTTAGAGTTCCAATTGTTGATGGATTTCTACCCGACCATGTAACACCAAGACCATTATACTTTGTAGAAGGACCATCAATTGTAAAGGTACTATCAACTACTTGTCCTGCTGGTAAAATTAGTCTATTATTTTCATCTCTTACTTCTAGTGTTTCATAGTGATGAATTTCACCCATACCAGCAAGACCATATTTATTTTCAACATATTCATTCAATTCTTTAGATGATAGTGGCCATTCATCTCTTAAGTTTGTTATACCGCAAGATATAATCACAACATAATCCAGTTCTGCACTTCCATAAATGTCTTCTGCAACATTATCTGGTCTAGCACCATCTGCTACTACAAATTTATTAAACATATTAGCACCAGAAACTGATAACCAATCTAATAATTTATTTTTACGAAAAAGATTTTTAACTAGAATAAAATCTTTTGATGAATTTTTATGTGCTAGTGGTGATTGATACCTTACATTAGGTATTTCTCTTAAATATCCCATTAGAATCCAACTCCTTTTACATTTTCATTATCATAATCTTCATTGTATATTGGATTAGTCTCTTTAAATACCATTGAAACTTTCATATGAACAGGTGTAGAATTACTATATGTTGCATATGTTCCTCCACCAGTGTAATTAACTGATAAAGTTGTTAATGCACAAGGTTTAAATGAATTTAAAAATGGATGATCTTTTCCACCACTTAAATATCTTAATAAGAATAAGTCTGGAGAATTTAGGAAAATACCACCACCAGAACCAAATGCTCCTCCACCTTGATATTCTTTACCTGCTTTTGGTGACATAGATCTTTTTAATTGTCTTATTATTTTTTTTGCTCTTTCACCCTCATCCAAACTTCTTGGTGTAAATGTGAAATCAAATTTAAATTCTCTTAAAGTAACACCATCAAATAATAGTTCTTTATTACCGTTTAATATTTTTCCAAGTGCTCTTGACATTACAGTGTTTGGTGTTACGTTTGCACCAAATACATTAACTGCTGCACCTGCTAAAGATGCTCTTACTGCATTACCAAGATCTGTACCACTTTCAACACCTAATGCCTCTAATGGTTTATCACTTCTAACTAGAGTATTATATATGGTTTGAATATCTGATAAAGCTGAATTTGGATCTGCCATTACCTTAGCAGCTAAATCCATTCCTGCTAGGGTAAATAAATTCATTGAGTTTGCACCCCATTGGACTGCATTTCCATCTTGAACTTGTCTTGGTATTGGTAGTTCTACATAAAAATTTGTATCTTTTCCAAATTTTGCTGCTCCCCCTAATCCATCGTGGGCATTATATACCATATCCTTTCCACCACCCATACCAAAGTTCATGGGGGTTTTTAATTGATCATCATATTCAGAGGCTAGTTTTCCAGCTTTATTGATGAATGAAATATTATTATTATCTTTATCCTTCTGTTGATTGAGACCAATATCTGCACTGAGCGTACTACCCCTTTTCAGACTACTTGCTTCTTGATTAGCTATGTATCTTACTGATTGAATTAAAAAACTATCTTCTGCTCCTGAAGGTGCTCTTTTAAGTGGATAACTTAAAAAGAAATCATACCCAGATTTTGCTGATTGATCTCCACCGTTTCCTGCATAATGAGACCTTTTTTTATTAGCACCTACTTGTGTTGTTTGTTGTGATGAACCAGATGGCATTATAGGTTACTTTATTATTATCAGCTATTTATACGAAAATTTGCGAAAGGAATACCATCAAGATCAGAAAGTTCATTATCACTAATTTCATATAATCCACCAGGCACTTCATTCCAAGTATATTGCCTATGATCGTTCCAATGAAAATTGATTCCACGAAATCCCCATTCAAATATTGCAGTTACTCCTACTAAAGGATTTTGATCATACCTTATATTAGGTGTTTTTGGATTATATACAAAAGTATAGAATTTTCCTACTTCAGGAACCTTTCCACCTTCATTTAAGACGCTAATAATTTCCATCATTAAATCATCAGGATCTTCTGTCCCGATTAGATTATCCCGTATCTCTCTAACTCTACTCATTTAATTCCTAGTTCTTTTTCAGTAACTACTTTAAATTCCCATTGACGATCTGCACACCATTCTCTTGCTTCTTTCCATTTTGCTTGATTCTTAGCATATTCAAATGCTTCACGTATATATCCTTTAGTTTGTCGTTTTGGTTTTTTAGGTGGACTACATTGTTTTAAAGGTTTAACCTCAATAACATATTTTTTTATAATACCGTCAGTTTCCTTTATCTTCATGTAAAAATCTGGAAAGTATCTGTGAGATCTTTGATCTACGGGAGACACATAAGGTATTGCTATTTCTTCACTTGCCCATTCTAATACGTTTGCATTCTTATCACAGTAGACCATGAATTTCCTTTCCCATAGTGATCGAAATATTATATTGGTAGGATCACCTTTATATTTGTGAGGAAAAGTTGGATAATACTTTCCTTTATAAGCCATCTAAATAGAAATGATATAATACATCTATTTAGAGTGTCTGCTCCAATTCCAAAGAAAATATCACAGATATTACCTACATTTCAGAATGTTGCACAAACTTCTCATTACTTGGTTCAGTTTGGTATTCCTAGTAGTAAATTGAGGGATCATTTGCAGGGTAAGGGTATAGATTATAGATTTCATACAAATGATATAGGATTACTTTGTAGTGGTGCTAGTTTACCAGGATCAACGTTTGCAACTGAAACTGTAACTGGTGAATATCAAGGTGTAACTGAGACGATACCACATACAAGAAATTTTACTAGGATTAAATTGGAGTTTTATGTTGATAATGAATATAAAGCACTTAAGTTTTTAGAACATTGGATGGAGTATATTACAGGAGGATCTTCGTCTAATCCATTAGAAAGTGCTTATAATTTTAAACTGAATTATCCTGAACAATATAGATCAGAATCAACTAAAATAGTTAAATTTGAAAAAAATTATAGACAATCTTTGGAATATAATTTCAAAGGGTTATATCCTCTTGCGTTAGATTCTACAAGAGTACAATACCAAAGATCACAAGTATTAAAGGCGAGCTGTGCTTTTGCTTATGAGAGATATATTTGCGGAAAGGCAAGTTCTTTTTCACAAAGGTCTGGAAATAATGAGAATTTTGTTAGTGAAGCATCTGGAAGATTTGGAAATAGACAGGGTAATATAAATCAGGTTGCTGCTCTTAATCCAGGAGTTGCTAATAATGATCAGGTTCTTCAAGAAATTACTAATGAATCACCTGGAACATTTACATGGACACCAGAATTACCTAAAGATTTCTTAAATATTCCACCAGATTCTGATGTTTGGTATAAGTTTGATGTTAATTAGAATCTGAAAAAACTGTCCTATATACATTATGAATTGTTATTAGCATATTATGCCTTTACCAAAAATTTCGACTCCTACTTATGAGATGGTTATACCATCAAGTAAGAAGAAGATTAAATTCAGACCTTTTTTAGTTAAAGAAGAGAAGATTTTAATTATAGCTATGGAGAGTCAAGATAATAATCAAATAGCAAATGCTATTAAAGATGTTCTTGAATCTTGTATTTTAACTAAAGGAATTAAAGTTGATAAGTTAGCAACATTTGATATTGAATATCTATTTTTAAACATCAGAGGTAAATCTGTTGGTGAAGAAATAGAAGTAATGATTACTTGTACTGATGATGGAGAAACTAAGGTTCCAACTACCATTAATTTGGATGATATAAAAGTTAAAATTGATAAAGAACATTCTCCTGATATTAAATTGGATGATGTACTAACTTTGAGGATGAGATATCCATCAATGGAAGAATTTATCAAGACTAATTTTAGTACAACTGAGAATTTAAATGTAGATGACACATTTAAATTAATAGCATCTTGTATTGATCAGATCTATTCTGAAGAGGAATCTTGGGCAGGATCCGATTGTACAGATAAAGAACTATCAGAGTTTATAGAATCTCTTAGTTCTCAGCAATTTAAGCAAATTGAAAAATTCTTTGATACTATGCCTAAAATGACTCATACTGTGAAAGTAATGAATCCAAATACTAAAAAAGAAAATAAAATAGTTTTGGAGGGTTTGCAGAGTTTTTTCATGTAAGTATGTCTCATGAAGATCTTGAGTCATACTATAAAATTAATTTTGCTTTGATGCAACACCATAAATATAGTTTAACAGAGCTAGAAAATATGATGCCTTGGGAAAGGGAAATATATTTATCTCTTCTACATCAATATATTGAAGAAGAAAATCTAAAACAGCAACAAAATGGCTGAACCAGTTAATAATCCAATATTAGGAAATTTAAGAGGTATTAGGAGATCTTTGTCTCCTGGTTTCTTTAGATCTCCGACTGGTCAGAAGCAAGATGGTGGTGAAGCGAATAGTAATGCGTTAATCAATAGAAATTCTATTCTATTATCTAATATTTCTACGCAACTTGATAATATTAATAAGCAGAATGTTATATTAACTAAAACTTTAGAAGTTATAAGTGTTAATTTAACTAATAGCAGTCTTTTAGAGAGAAAAAGGGAGGCAGAAAGACTTAGGCAAGAACAATTATTAGCAGAACAGGGATTAAGGGGAAGAAAGGAAGCGGCAATAGAATCAAAAATTCAAAGTGCATTACTTTCTCCTGTTAAAAAGATTGCAGAGAAAACTAATTTTTCATTAGGTAAATTAACAAGTCTTTTTGGTATTTTATTAGGTGGTTGGTTGATAGATAATGTATTTGATTTATTAAAAGCAAATTCTGAGGGGAATCAAGATAAGGTAAAAGAGATAACTAATAATATAATAAAAGGTCTTGCTATATCTGGTACTACTTTCCTTTTAGTAGGTGCTGCTATAACTGGATTTCAGTTGATTTTGGGTAAATTAGCATTAACCCTTGCTGGATTTGCTGCTAGAGGAGTATTTTTAAAACCAATAGCATCATTAGGAAAACTTTTAGTAACTGCAACTTCTCTTGCTTTAGGACTTAATTTTGGTGGTGCTAAAACTCCTGGTGGCGGTGGTTTAAGATGGTTTGGTCAATCAAAAAAGAATAATAATCCACAACCTAATGTAAAACCAGGTAGTAAATTTGCTAAACCATCAGGTGTAACTACTACTGTTGTTGGAATCCAAGAAGGAATGGATGTTTTAACTGGTGTTGATACTTGGTGGGAAGCTGGTATTGATCTAATTACAGGACTTGGTCTTGCATCTCTTTCTAGACCAATGGTTTCAAAAGTTAAACATCCTGTGGCAAGAGGATTACTTGAAGCTTTATTGTATTTTGGATTATTGAATATTGGTAGTAATGTAAGAGATCCGATACAGGATGCAATAACTGGTGATGACAAGAAAAATTCCATAGATGTAGATGTAACGGAGGAAGATGGTAAAAATGATGAAGTATCTTCTGTAGAGACTAAAACCAAGGGTGAAGTTGTTGCCTTTAATACTAAAGAGACTGATAAAACTCTTAATAATGTAGTAGATGCGGAGACTAGAAGATCTATATTCCAAGATCCTGTATCTGATGCCACTCCTAATTTAGGGATCACTGGAGATGGTGAGAAGATTGCAATGGCTAATATAACTCCTGTTAAGAAAGATACTACAACTGTTGAGCAAAATGTTCCTGACGATTCACCTGAGATTGTTACAATTCCTGCATTACAATCATCTGGTAATGAAGAAGAACCAGTTACAGTAGCAGCTTCTACTGGTGCTGGTGGTATTCCAAGTTTAATTGCTAGAAATGAATCTAATAATTATGTTTTTCTTGCATATAAACATTATCAGGTAGTACCGTTATAATATTATGGCAATCCAATCTCTCTTAAGTTCATCTACAAGTCTTAGAAATATATCTAAGTCTATGACTTCTATTTCAGCTAGTATGGCTAGGAGTAGTGTTTTAGCTAGGAATATTGCAAAAGATATTAATAGAGATAATTTAGAAAAAACTAAGGCTTTAGATAGAGGATCTTCGTTTTTTAGAAAAAGGAATGAAACTTTATTAAGAAGAAAAAAGGAGGAAGAAGTAGAAGCTTCTAGTCCAGGTAGTATATTCACTCAAGTTGGAAAAACTGTGAAAAATTCTGTAAAGGGATTTTTGGGAAGGGTATTGGATATTTTTGCTATAACTTTACTTGGTTGGTTGATTAAAAATTTACCTGCTATACTTAAAGGTATTGATGCTTTAGTAAAAAGGATTGGACGTCTTATTGAGGTTCTTAATGGTTGGTCTAATGGAATTGGTAATATACTTCAGGCTTTTGGTATAGAATTAGATAAGACTCAGGAAACTTTAAATTCTGCAAAATTTCAAGAATCTCAAGATTTGATAAAAAAAGATTTAGAATCTACTAATCTTGAACTTAATCAATTTAGTATGCAAGTTAGTGATGTTGGTAATCAATTCCAAGCTAAAGGTAGCGACATTGATACTGAATTAACAAAACTTGAGAAAAAATTCGGTAAGGATGCTGAGACAGTAGAATCTGGAGAAAATCCTGAAGATTCTGATGAACTTACTGTTGATGAATCATTAACACCAAAAGATAAATCATGGTGGGATAATGTGATGTATTGGATGTATGGGGATATAAGAGGAGAAGAAAATGAGGTAATGGAATATGCTGATGGTGGTATTGTTAAAGGACCAGGTGGAATTGATAATGTACCAGCAAGATTGACTGCTGGTGAATTTGTTATGTCTAAGAAAGCAGTTGATAAATTGGGAGTTTCATTCCTTTCTTCATTGAATAAAATGAATATTACTTCTACTGAAGGTGGATTAGAAGAATTTGGTTTAGGGGATATTAAAAAGGTATTAGAAGATGAAAAAAGAAATGGACATGTTTATGAGTCATTATTCACTACAATGAAACAAATGGCAGATGATATTAAACCCATCGTAAAAAGTTCTGAATTTAATGATCTTAAAAATACTGCTAGAAATATTTCTAAAGAGATTGATATTGGTGGTGATATAAGTGGAATATTTGATATTATTAAAGATACTATGTCTGATGTTGGGGAAACCATAAGACCAGAATTAGAAGGACTTGCGGAAGAAGTAGAACCTATTGTAAAAAGTTCTGAGTTTGAAACTCTTAAAAAGACTACTCAAAGTATTTTTGAGGAGATTAAACCTAAATCTAGGAAAACCATTATGGTTCCACTTCCAGCAATGAGTAGTGGGTCGAAACAATCTAGTAGTCTTCCTGTTGGATCATCAATTCCTATTCCTCAAAATGGAAGTAGTAGTGATGGATTACTATATAAAAAATTAACAACATTAATAACTTCTTATACTTAAATGGCAGCGTTAGACAAATCAATTTACGAAGATATCGTAATAACATCACCAAATGGTAATACTGTAGATATTGCTCCTGGTACTGTAATGGTTGATTATTATGAAGATCTTTTTTCTCCAGTTATTACCGCTAAAATACAAGTTGTTAATGAAGGGCATAGTATAACAGGTGAAGATGGAGAATTGGAGTCTATTTTTAATGGACTTCCTCTAAGAGGTGGTGAGAAAGTATCTTTAAAGATTGCTGGTAATTGTGAATCAAATCCAGGATTAGATTTTACAGAAGAAAAGCAGTTTTATGTTTCTAGTGTTAGTAATGTATTAGTTTCTAAAAAGACTGAATCTTTTACATTGCATTTGATTTCTCGTGAGGCTATTTCCAATGAAACTTCTAGAGTTGGTAGAAAATATCCACCAACATTTAAATTATCAGAATCTGTTAAAGATATTGTTAAAAATTACATAGGAACTTCTAAAGAAGTTTTTTGTGATCCTACTCAAAATACATATGGATTTCTTGGTAATATGAGAAAACCATTTACTATTTTATTTTGGTTGGCATCTAAATCAGTTCCTGAATCTGATAAAGCAACTGCAGGATATGTTTTCTATGAAACTCAATCTGGTTTTAACTTTAAATCTATTGATGGACTTATTGATCAAGAACCAGTTGCAGAATATGTTTTTAGTGAAGTTATAGCATCCGAACCAGCTAATGATTTTAAAATACTTAAATATACTACTAATCATGGTGATGATATTCTAGGGAAACTTCAAAGAGGTGCTTATTGCAGTCATAGAATATTTTTTAATCCATTAACTTTTAATTATACTGATCCAGCTAAAGGAAGATTTGAACTGAAGGATTATGAAGGTTCGACTTTGGGTTCGGAAGAAGTTACACCTACTACTGGAATAGAGGATAGTCCTAGTAGATTTATTACTGCTGTTATGGATGTTGGAACATTAGAAAAGACCTCAGAAAGATATAAGAAAGAAAATGCAGAACCATCACAATATCAATCTCAATCTATGATGAGATATAATAGTGTTTTTTCAAAGGAAATATCTATGACTATTCCATCAAATACTAACTTACAAGCTGGTAATTTGATTGAGTGTTCTTTTGTTAGAACTTCTGATACTGATACTATTGATGAGGAGCAAAGTGGTCTATATATGATTGCAGCAGTATGTCATCATTTTGATCCTTTAGGATCATTTACTCAGTTAAATATTATAAAAGATACTTTTGGACCTAAAGCAAAATGATAGAAGAATCAATATTAAAAAGTAATTTTGTAGGAAGAGATGGATTCAAGTGGTGGATTGGTCAAATTGGTCCAGAAAGTTGTCAAGGTGATCAGATAAATGAAGTTGGAGAAGCTTGGGGAAATAGAATTAAAGTAAGGATTATGGGGTATCATCCCCAAAACCCTGTTGAATTACCTGATGATGACTTGCCTTGGGCTCAGATTTTATTGCCAGTAACAGCAGGAACTGGTGGTGGTGGATTGAGTAGATCAATTAGATTAACACCAGGTGATAGTGTATTTGGTTTCTTTCTTGATGGTGATGATGCACAATTACCAGTCATATTAGGTGCTTTTGGTAGACCTTCGTTTGATACTCCATTAGGACCTTATAAACAACCTTTCCAACCATATACGGGATTTACATCAGAAAATCCTCCTAGTGCATATTTTATTAATAGTGAAGTAGGAACTCAAGAGGGATCTCAAGTTGTTTCTTTACCTGTTGATTTACCAGATAAGTTATGTAAGGTTTTAAATGAGAAGAAGTTACAAAGTTTTGTTGGTGAATTTGGAGAGAAGATAGGTAAGCTTAAATTTAATAAGGAAAAATTGAAATCTACCTGTCTTGCTTTAGGTAATGTTGTTGACATTCCACCAGGCGATCTTCCGAATGCAAAGATTTGTATGAGGTTGATTAAGACAGAAACTACCAATATGATGGCTGATATTAAAAAAATAAAGGAGCAATTTAATCCAGATGCATTTAAAGAAGAAATGTCTGGTTTATTTGATTTGGAAGGTGTTTCACCTGCTATGATGAGTGATGTTAGTGAAGCAGCAAATGAATTAAAAACGGTATTTAAACCTTTTATGGAATCAAAGGTTTCCGAACTTGAAGGTAAGATGAAAGAACTTGTTGATATTAGAAAAGATGATGCTGCAAAACATTTGAAGGTATTGGGTGGTGGAATAGCTAGAGCTGCAATGAATAATTTAACAAAAGGAATTGCTAAAGAAGCGAATGGTGGAATGAAGAAAGTAGGTGCTGCAACATTTGCTACTGTATTTGCAGCAACTAAGAGTAGACCTCAAGCAAAACAAGCTGCTATTAGAGCACAAGAAGCATTTCTTCCAGCTCTTAAGAATTTTAAATCAGGACTTCCTTGTGTTCTTCAAAATGTAACTGATGGATTGGGTGATTCTCTTTTTAGTATGCTTGATCAATTTGCCGAGAATGTTGATAATATCACTGATTGTATTCAAACTCAATTTCTTGCTGGTATAACAAATAGTATAATAGGAAATCTTACTAAAAGTATTCTGCCATCTTTAGGTGGAATAGGTGATCTTTTAGGTGGATTTAGTCCAGGTGATTTCCTTAGAGGTAAAGCTCAAAATTTAGCAGAGATTGCTGCTATTTTTGAATGTGATGATGCTAAACCACTTGGACCTTTGGATGTTGAGCAATTAATTGTTGGTGGAGGTCCAAAACAAGCAGTTGATTCTCTTATAGATGATATAATGAGTGTTGCAAATAAAGCAGATTCTTTAACTGGAGGATTAGTTGACGCTGTTCAAGGTCTATCACAACTTGGTGGTGGATTGGGTGTCTTTGATTTTGCAAACCCAAGTGTATCTGTTCCTGGATTTAAGAGTCCACTTGGAGAATGTTATACTGGTCCAAAATTAAGTTGTGCTGGAGTAAAGGTTAATATTTTTGGTAGAGGTGGAATAGGTGCAACTGCTAGAGCAATTTTTGGAAATAAGATAGGTACTGGTGTTGAAGCAGTTGGTAGTATTATTGGTATTGATTTAAAGAGTGGTGGATCTGGGTATATCGGCAATCCTTTTATAGAGATTGTTGATACTTGTGAGAAGGGTTATGGTGCTGTTGCTCAAGCAGTTGTTGATCAAGATAGAAATTCTCCTACTTATCAACAAGTGGTTGATGTTATTATGATATCTATTGGTGAAAATTATCCAATTATAGATCAAGAAGATGATGTACCTGTTGTGGTTGATCATGTTGTGGTGGTTAATCCTGGAACTGGATATGATAAGGATGATGTGATTGAAGATTCTTCTGGTAATGAATATACACCTTTGGTTGATGCTACTGGTCGTATTGTTAGTGTTATTGCACCAAATAATATGAAGAATAATGTTAGTGAAATTAGTGACTTCCCTCAACTTACAATTAGAACTGAATCTGGAGAAGGTGCTGTGTTGAGAGCACAGTTAAAACCAAGACCTGAGTATCAAGGTGAAGTTAAGCAAGTTATTGATTGTATCAGTTGAAATAAATAAAAGAGTAAGGTATTAGTTTATGACAAAACAACCAAGTTGGCAAAAAAGACAGGTCGATTCTTTTGGTAAATTTAGAATTGAATATGGTAGTCCTAATGTAAATTTGAGTGGTGAAAGAGTTTATACTCTTATGGCAGAGGGTACTGCTGGAAATTCTCAATTGGGTATGAGAAATGATGGTAATTATGATATTAGAGTTGATCAAACCATTACTATAACAGGTGCTGCCAAGGGATCTAGTCCCGCACAAGGTAATGGTGTTGTAATTCAATCTCTTGCTGGTGGAGTTTCTGTTACAGCTACTAAGGGTAAAATTACTCTTTCTGCTGAAAATATTGATATTATTGCAACTGATACTTTAAATTTAAAAGGATCTAAAAGGATTAATTCAGAATCTGATATGCATTTTTTTGATGTTGCTGATTTAAAAGTTAGTGATAAATTTGTAGGTAATAATGTACCCAAAGATGTTGTTGTTCGTGATGCTGGATTCTTGGCAAGTTGTTGTGCAGGAACCGAAGTAAATTTCCAACAGTAATAACTAATGGCAGAATCAGAAAATTTTTCATCGGTAAATGATGGTAATAATCATAGAGTCAGTAATGTTGCTGAGTTCTATAATGATGTCCATGTTTATGGAAAATTATATGCTGATTTAGTTGGTGGATTAACTGGTGATGGTGATGGAACATTAGAAGTATATAATTTAGATGTAAAGAATAATGTTAATATTGATGGAGATTTAAATGTAGAAGGTCTGATTGATACAGACTATCTTACAGTTTTTCAAAGATTAAATGTTGGTGCTGCTGGAACTATATTCGTTGCTATTTCTACTACCAATGGTAGAGATGGAGAAGGGCAGATTGGAGGTCGTGTAGGTGTAGGAACAACTCAACCTGCTGGTAGATTCGAGATTGGTATTGGTGGAGAAGGTTTAGATCCAGAAGATCCTGCAGATCCATTTGAATCTATTTTTATTGTTCATCCAAAAGGTGGAGTAGGAATTGGTACTACAGCCCCTGCTGGAAAGTTCCAGGTAGGAGTAGATTGTCTAACCATTACAAATGACTGTAGGGTTGGTCTCGGAACAACTCAACCTGCACAAAAATTCCAAGTCAAAAATGATACAGTTGGTGCAGTTATAAGTGATGCTGGACAAGTTGGTGTAAGAACCTCTATGTTCGAGGGGACAGAAGTCTTTAAAGTAAATTCAACAGATAAGTGCTTTGTTATTACTGATGATGGTAATGTTGGTATAGGAAGTCTAGATCCTACTGCTATTCCTGGTTATAATATTTCTGATGGAATTATAAAATTAAATGTAGAAGGAACAGTTAAGATTGATAGAAATATTATTGACTCTGCTGATTCTCCAGGTGCAAATGGATATTACTTAGCAAGAGATGGAAATGGTATTCGTTGGGTACAAGCATCTCCTCTTAATCTTGATGGAATGTATGTTCAGGATGAGGGTTCTAATTTACCTGTAGGTGGAACTGCACAATTATTCCAGTATTTAAATTTTGCACAATTAGATAGTCAAGGTCTTGGAGTAGATACATTAATTCCAATACCAGATCCAGCAAACCCAACTACAGTTGCAAAGATCCAAACACAGGATTTATGGGGACATACTAATAGTAATAATAATTCTCCAATCTATAGGATGACTAAGGTTGGTATTAAAAATCAAAGTCCATCAGTTGAATTGGATGTAACTGGAGAACTTCATGTAACTGGTGCTGTTGATTTTGATGATACTTTAAATGTTGATGGTGATACTACATTAAATGCTAAATTAGATGTTGATGGATTAGCTACATTTAATGATGGTTCTGATTCAACATCAACAACAACAGGTAGTGTTCAGATTGATGGTGGTCTTGGTATTGTTAAGAGATTGAATATTGGTGGAGCAACAAGAGTTTATGATACTACTGATGCATCATCTTGTAGCACTGGTGCTTTAATTGTTGACGGTGGTGTTGGTATTGCTAAGAAACTTTTTGTTTGTGGTGATACTGAATTAGAAAAACTTGAAGTAGATGATACAACACAATCTGTAAATTGTACAACTGGTGCTTTAGTTGTTAAGGGTGGTGTTGGTATTGCTAAGAATTTGAATGTTTGTGGTGAAGTTGATATTATTGCAACAACACAATCAACGGATAAGAATAGTGGTGCATTAGTTGTTGAAGGTGGTGTTGGTATTGAAAAGAATTTAAATGTAGGTCAGAACACAAAACTTACAGGAACTTTAGAATTAGAGAATCATATAATTGATAAGTTTGATAGTAATGGTGTTGGTATATGTAAAACTGATTATAGACTTTCTTCCTTTGATACTGGTGTTGGTGTTGGAGTATCTTGGAGACCATCTGGAGTTCAAACTAAGAGAACTATTTGGGTTACAAAGAATGGATGTGATAGTAATAGTGGATTGTTAGAAGGTGATGCAAAAGCAACAATTTCTGCTGCAGCAGGAGTAGCACAAATGGGCGATACTATTAAAGTTCGTTCTGGTGTTTATTATGAGAACAACCCAATTGGATTAAGAACTGATGTTGCAATCTCAGGTGAAGATTTAAGATTAGTTACTGTGGTTCCTAATACTACAGATAAAGATTTATTCCATGTTAGAAATGGATGTTTAGTTGAAAATATGAGTTTCAAGGGTGCAGATGGTGTATTGACAACACATCATGGATTAGCAGCAGTTGCTTTCCCACCTACTGATGCTGCCGATCAAGCAGTTGGTGGATATATTGAACTTGGCCCATCTAATGAAGGTCCTAGAGGAAGATATCAAAGTCCATATGTTAGAAACTGTACTAACTTTATGACTGGTAGTATTGGAATGAAGATTGATGGTAATCATGTTAATGCTGCATATACAGGAACCAACGATTTAGGGCAAGATATTAAGAGTATGGTTTGTGATTCATTCACCCAGTATAATGAGGCAGGTATTGGTGTTTCAATTACTAATAAAGGATATGCTCAGTTAGTTTCTATATTTACTATTGGATGTGAGAAAGCAGTTTATGTTGATACTGGTGGACAATGTGATCTTACAAACTCTAACTCATCATTTGGTACATTTGGATTAGTTGCTGATGGTACTAGTGGTATTGAGTTTGATGGAACATTAGCTCTTAAGATGGATGCAGAGGCTGATCAAATTGTTGTTGCAAATTGTCAAGATCAAAGTAATAATAATAGAACTCCTTTTGATGGACAGGGTGCATACTTCCATCTTGATATGAATGATTATGCAGATACAATTTCAACAGATATTATAACTGCACCAATGCAAGTTATTAGAGGTATTACAGTTGTTAATGGTGGTAATGCTGGTGATTATGCTGCATCCGCACCACCTCTTATTACTGCTACATTACCTTTAGGACCAGAAGCAATTATTGCTGAGTTCTCTCCTAATATAAGTGAAGATGGAAAAATTACATCAGTTGATGTAATTGCTAGTGGTAGAAACTTCTTACCTACACAGAATATTGTGATTAATATATCTGGTCAAGGTAATGCACAATTAGTTGCAGATATGGATCCAATTCTATATACTGTTGATGAAGCAACTGAAGTTACTAACTCTGGACAATCAACAATTACATTTAATGAGTTTATACCTTATGAAGTAAAATCGGGGTCAGTAGTTGAATTTGTTAGGTTGAGTAGAATTATAACCAGTTCACATTCATTTGAATATGTGGGTGCTGGCACAGACCTAAATACAGCTAACCCATTCCAGGCTGGAAAACCAGTCCCAGAAAATGAAGTTGTTGCCATTAATGGCGGTCAAGTTCCTTTCACAAGTACGGATCAAAAAGGTAATTTTAGGATTGGTGATGGTTTGACTATTGATCAGACAACGTCTACAATACGTGGTAGAGATTTCAATAGAGCAATACAAGCACAATTAACACCATTAATATTAGCATTAAGATAGTATGGCAATAGCACCAGTAAATAAGTTTATTAATGTTGCTGTTCCTGTGGCACCAGGAGTACAGAAACTTTATGAGGTTCCTACAGGAACTTCTGCATTATTGCTATATGCACAAGTTGCTAATGTTGGTGTTGGTGTAACTTATCCCACAACTACTTTTTGGCAAAGAAGAACTCAAAGAAGTACTGGTAGTGTAAGTGATATAAGAGTAATACAGGACGCAGAAGTACCACCACAGGATGCATTGGTTATGGTGGATGGTAGAATAGTATTAGAAAAGACTCCGTTAGTAATTGATAGTTTATACATTCGTGGAACCCAACAGGGAGTTGGTATAGTTACTAGTGTGGTTTATGATGAACCAACAGGAATAGCTACAGTTTCTACATTGATAAAGCATGAATTTTCTGAAAATCAGAAAATTACTATGGGTGGTATGTGGTTTACTTGCCCAACTTATTCTGGTATTACAACTAACCTTTTCCCTAGTCCACAAAGATCTTATATTGTAGATCAGATCATAGGTAATGTTGGAACTTCTAAAACATTTTCAATTGATATTGGTGGTGGAGGTGGAAATCCTCACGTTTATAATACTGCAAGGCATAAGTTTGTAAGAGCTAATCTTCAATGTGTAGAAGTAATTGCAAGTTCAGGTGTTGCTGTAGGAACTAAATTTAATGTAACTAATGCAACTTATGAGGGATCTACAGGAGAATTAGAATTGACTATTGGTGCAAATACTTTAGCAAATGGAGATACAATAAAAATAGCAGAAGAATCTGTAGTATTCACTTGCACTATGGATGATCATTTTAGTGAACATGCTTATCCAAGATCGACAGATCCTGTATACGATACTGCAATAACACTTGCAGTTGGTGTTGCCAATAGTACAATTCGAGTAAATGTTGGTAAATCACATGCTGGTGGATTCGTTGCTCCATTAGAAATGGAATTGACTGCGAGTATTCTAGAAAATAGTAATGTCTAAGCGATATTTGAGTGGTCGGGTTAAGAGAACCCCACAAGATCAGTTAAAAGATAATGAAAGGTATCTTGGTTTAGATCAAGCAGAACCTAATCTTTCAGATCCCATTTATACTACTGGAGTTCCTGCTGGTCAACAGTATCAGTTAGTTGCTATACCAGGATTTGAAGGTAAGAGATATTGGGTTCCTGTTGGTGGTGGATTAATTCCAGGTGCTATTAGTGTATATGATGAAGGACAACTTGTTAGTGCTGCGAGTAGTATTACTCAACTTAATTTTGTTGGGGCAGCAGTAACTGCAGCAGCAGATCCTCAACATCCTTCAGGGCATCCAGGTATTGCTGCAACTGTAACTGTTATACCTGTTACTATTGGTTCTGATCCTCCAATTAATCCAAACCACGGAGAATTGTGGTGGGAAGATGATGTAGGAGATTTATGTATTTGGTATAATGATGGTGACACTAGTCAGTGGGTTACTGTAGTTGCTAGTGGAAATGGTGGAGGTCCTACAGGTCCTGCAGGTCCAGATGGTCCTCCTGGTGCTCCAGGTAGTGGTGGTCCTAATGGTCCTCCAGGTCCTCCTGGTGCAGATGGTGGAGCTGGACCTATAGGTGGTTCTGGTCCTCCAGGTTCTGCTGGTCCTCCTGGTCCTGCTGGTCCTCCTGGTCCAAGTGGTGGTCCTCCAGGTCCTACAGGTGATGACGGTCCTCCTGGTCCTCCAGGAAATGATGGTACTGATGGTACAACAGGTCCTCCTGGTCCTGCTGGTCCTCCTGGTCCAGAAGGTCCTCCAGGATCACAAGGTGGTTCTGGTCCTCAAGGTCCTACAGGTGGAGATGGTCCTCCAGGTCCTCCAGGTCCAGCAGGTGGTCCTCCAGGTCCAGATGGTCCTCCAGGTCCTCCTGGCCCTGATGGTGGCGGTGGTGCTGCTGGTCCTCCTGGTCCCGCAGGTCCTCCTGGTCCTGCTGGTGGTCCTCCAGGTCCTGGTGGTCCTCCAGGTAATGATGGTCCTCCAGGTCCAGATGGTACTCCAGGTTCTGCTGGTCCTCCAGGACCTCCAGGTTCTGCTGGTGCAATACCTACTGGTGTTGTTGTTATGTGGTCTGGTGCAGAAAATGCAATTCCAACTGGGTGGGCATTATGCGATGGTCAAAATAGCACACCAGATTTAAGAAATAGATTTGTTGTTGGTGCTGGAACTGGTAGTAACTATTCTGTAGATAATAGTGGTGGTAGTGCTGATGCTGTAGTTGTATCTCACTCACACACTGCAAATACTTCTGTTACTGGTGCTGGTTCTCACACTCACTCCTTCTCTGGTTCTGATAGTCACTCTCACTCATTCTCTGGATCAGATTCATTCTCTGCATCTGGATCTCACTCTCACTCCTTCTCTGGATCTGCTTCTCACGGACACTCTTTAAGTTTAAGTGATTCTGCTCACCAACATACATCTGCTATTCCAGCGATGAATACTGTTGCTGGTAATTCAGGTTCACAAAGTATTTGGGGTAGTGTTACTAACTCTCCAACTTGGGGTGCAACTGCTAATGTTAGTGGTTCTGCTAATTCTGCAACAGTTAGTATTTCAGGTTCTACAAGTTCTGAAAGTGTAAGTGTTTCTGGATCTGTATCAGTATCTGGAAGTACAGGAAGTGGAAGTGTAAGTATATCTGGAACTACTGGATCTGGTGGTGCTGGTGTAAGTGGTAGTACTTCTATTGATTCTGAAGGTGTTACTGCAACTAATAAGAACTTACCTCCATATTATGCTCTATGCTACATTATGAAAACTTAAAATAAATAAAGAGGTATATTAATAATTAATGTCAGGACATACTCCCAGAATTGATTTTCCAGCTAATCCCAATGTAGGACAAGATTATTCCTACCATAACTCCATTTGGAGATGGGATGGGTATGTTTGGCGAAGAATTCCAGATCCAGGTGCAGATGGTCCTCCAGGTCCTACTGGTGCTCCTGGTTTAACTGGTCCTTCTGGACCTCCTGGTTCTGAAGGTCCTGTAGGACCTCCTGGTCCTGCTGGTGGTCCTCCAGGTCCTCCTGGTAATGATGGTTCACCTGGTTCTCCAGGTGCAGATGGTCCTCCAGGTATTGGTGGTCCTACTGGTCCTCCAGGTGCTGATGGTCCTGCAGGTCCTCCAGGTCCTACTGGAACAGGAACTCCTGGTCCTACTGGTCCTGTTGGTCCCACTGGTCCTCCAGGTAGTGATGGTCCTGTAGGTCCTCCTGGTCCTGGCTCAGGTCCAGCAGTTACTGAAGTATTTGTAAAACAATATAAACAAGATGGCGTAGAACGAAGTTGTGAAAGTCCTGTTTTTGTCACTGGTGGTGATACGATTGGGATTGGATCAACGAGTAATGCTTACGGAAATAGATTTGCTCAGAATGATGATCCAACAACTGCTCCTGGTGGTAGTTGGAATGTATGTGATGGAGATTTATGGTATGATTTAGATACTGGTGCTGGTGGTGGTCCTGGTCCTGCTGGTCCTGCTGGTCCTCCTGGTCCTCCAGGTGGAGATGGCCCTCCAGGTCCTCCTGGTCCTGCATCAACAGCACCAGGTCCTCCTGGTCCTCCAGGTGGAGATGGTCCTGCAGGTGGAGATGGTCCTCCAGGTCCTCCAGGTCCTCCTGGATCTGGTGGATCAGGTGGTGCAAATGTAGAAACATCTGATACTGCACCAACTAATCCTAGCGATGGTGATCTCTGGTGGGATTCTGTTAATGGACGATTAAATGTTTATTACCAAGATGCTGATAGTTCACAATGGGTTAGTTCTAATGGTGTAGGTATTGGATCAACTGGTCCTGCTGGTCCTCCAGGTCCTCCAGGTCCTCCTGGATCTGGTGGATCAGGTAGCGTATCGGATAAAATAGAAGAGGGTGATACTAGAGTAGAAGTTATTGATACTAGTAATGCTTCTGGTATTGGTTCTATTTCCTTTGAAACAAATGGAACTAGAAGATGGAATATTACTAGTACTGGACATATAATTCCAGCATCAAATGCTGATTATGACATTGGTAATGCGGAATATAAGGTAAGGCATTTATTCTTATCAGATAATAGTTTAAAATTTGTAGGTGCTGATGATGTTGAACGGGCAGTTGGTATTACAAATGGTAATTTGACCTTTATGGGTTCTCAATTACTAACAGTTAGTCTTACAAGTCCTTCCGAAGGTGAAGTTTTAGAGTATAATGGAACAGTATGGGCAAACAAGGCTAAAACTGCAGCTGCTGCTCCATTTGAAAGTAATTGGCATATGCCACTCTAAATAGTAAACAGGAATTAAGATATTATGGCAGCAACAGTTTTAACAGGAAATTTATCAGGAAATGAATCATTTACCTATACTAATAATACAGGTGGTAATGTTAGGTTTATAACCGAATATTTTAATGCAGGTGTTAGTGCATCAAACAATTTCGTAGGGACATTTGGTTTTGGTAACGGTACAACAAGTGGAACTAGTTGGGTGCAATGGGATCTCTTTGATGGATATTATGCTGGTAAACATATTTCACCAATAACATCAATAGGTAATCCTTTTCCAAATGAACTTATGTTATCTGATGGTGATAGAGTAACTTGGGTTGTTCAAAATGTAACATTTGGTAGAAAACCCTCATATAATTTTTTAGTTATACCAGAGACTAACTAATGGCAGTAAATTTTCCAAATAGTCCTTCAAATAACGACACCCACACCGAGAACGGTTATACATGGAAGTGGGATGGGACTACCTGGATTATTCAATCTGCTCCAGGTCCTGCTGGTCCTCCTGGTCCTCCTGGTCCTGCAAGCTCTTCAGCCCGTGGTGTTCATGTGCCAGTGGTAGATAAGACAGCAACTAGTACTACTGCTGTATATACAAATAATGATCAAACAATTACCTTCCCTGTAAATGGATCTTCAAATTATTGGAAGGATGTTAAGTTTCAGGAATTAGAGCTTCATAAAATATATGAATTTAGATATACAGGACAATCAACTGGTACTGGTGCTTATTGGGGATGGTTTATATCAGATAATAATGCAGTTGGAGTTGATGGTTCTAGTACTATTGATAGTAATGGTCAAATATCAGAGAATATAAGATCACAAGCTGGAACTAGTGATAGATGGCTTTGTTATAATGCTGATCATGACAACTCAGGAGATAATGGATCTGTTGCTGGAGATACTAATACTCTTTACAGTTTTTATACTGGAGGTGGTACTGTTAATTGGGCTAATCCCCAGAATGATACTGATGTTATTACTGATTGGCATATCGTCATTGACATGCCACGCAGAAAGGTTTGGGTCAAGCAATATTACCCTACTAATACAAGTTACAAATATGGAACTGGATTAGGTCCATATAAATGGAAAGGTTATTCCTCTGAAATGGGAACATCTAATTGTGATCCTACTGACCCTACTTCTTCATGTACGTTCGCACTAAGAGATCCTTATGAAGAATCAGGTGGGATTTACGGAACAAATAAGTATTACTTCAACTATGGTTGTTTTGTTGAGATGGGTGGTACTGGTACAGTTACTGTTTCAGAAATACCAGCAAAATTTAGTGCTTTACGTAATATTGGCGGCACAGATGGTTCTGATGGTTCTGATGGTACTCCAGGCTCTGCAGGTTCTCCAGGTCCTGCAGGTCCTCCAGGTTCTGATGGAACTCCAGGTTCTGATGGTACTCCAGGATCTGCAGGTTCTCCAGGTCCTGCAGGTCCTCCAGGTCCAACGGGTAGTGGTAGTGCTGAGGCTATAGGAGCAATCATAGCATGGTCTGGGGATGTATCTAATATACCAAGTGAGTATCAATTATGTAATGGTTTTACACCAGTTACGACTGCATTACAACTAATTGTTGGGGTAGGTAATGGTGTTCCTGATTTAAGAGATAGATTTATTGTTGGAACAGGACCTAATTATAGTAATAAACTTACTGGTACTGCATTTTCTGCTGGTACTGTAATTCCTGGATATTATGCCTTATGTTATATAATCAAACATAGTGCTAGTCCAACTGGTCCTGCTGGTCCTCCAGGTCCTCCAGGTTCTGGTGGTGGTGCTAGTGTAACTACTGATGATACTCCTCCAACTAATCCTTCTGATGGTGATCTCTGGTGGGATTCTCAGAATGGACGATTAAATGTTTATTATCAGGATACTGATAGTTCACAATGGGTTGATGCTTCAGGTAGAGGAGCTCTTAATTCTTCATCTATACCGAATCTTTTATTTCAGACAAAAAATTGGAATGAACCACTCTAAATAGAAATACGTATTTAAAATTATGGCAGCAACAATTTATAGAGGGACATTAAATGGAACAGGGTCTAATTATTTTGCGACCTTGTATGAAAATACTACAGGTAAAAATGCAAGATTAGTTTGGTCTTATGTAAAAGCTTTTTCCCCAAACCCTGCTACTGATGCAGAATTTTATGTAGGTACAACTTCTAATCCTGACCATAATAATGGTAATGATTTGGAGACTTGGTTTTTCTCGCTTACTAGTGGTCATTCAGCTGGAAAATGGTTATCCACGATGCACGGTAGTGATAAAAATAGTGACCATATGTATGGAGGTTCTAGTGGATCTTTTCCAACTGAATTTTATGTGCCAAATACTGAGAAGGTTTTTGTGAAGATTTCAGGAAATTTTAGTTTAAATAATTATGCTTTGATGTATAATTTTGTAGCGATAACTGAAGATTAATAATGGCAATAGATTTTCCTGCTAGTCCTAGTATAAACGATTCTCATACTCATAATGGGTTGACATGGAAGTATGATGGCACATCTTGGGTTTTACAGACAACTATTACTGCTGGAGCAACTACTTATACTGACTTAACAGATACTCCTGCTAGTATGGGAGGTGCTGGAGAATTTGTTAAAGTTAATGCTGCTGGAAATGCTTTAGAATTTACACCTTCTCCAACAACTACAACTATTAGGTGGGGAAAGAATAATAATACTGGTACATCTGATTATAATGAATTTAATAGTGGTGCTACTGGTAAAACATATCAGTATACTGGTATGAGTAATATAGTTAATGGTAATCTTTGGGGTGGATCGCATAGAACAACATTAAATGGTGGTGCTGGTGGTGACACTCGTCATTTCTTTGCATTAAACACAGGTGCAGTAACTACATGGACTATCGGTATTGATTCTACTAGTACTACTACAAGTAGCGGTCCTAGACTTTGGACTTCACCCGATGGGCAGAATTGGACTTTACATACTAGTGGTGCATCAATAGGATATCCAACACCAACATATTCTGTATCTGCTGCTCAGATTTGTATTTGTAGTATGGGTCAGAGCACAGATTTAACTTTTACTGTTGGAGCTACAGCAACATATAGTAGTAGTGGTGCTTTTATTACATTATCCGATACACCTGTAAATTATACTTCTAGTAATAATAAGTATCTAAAAGTAAATAACGGTGCAACTGCTGTAGAATTTGTAGACCTTCCTTCATTAGGATTACCTATAGTTAATGTTAAAGATTTTGGTGCAGTTCCAGGTGCTAATGGTGTAACAAATAAAGCTGGTATTGAATCAGCAATTAATTCATTAGCAGCTACAGGAGGATTGGTTTATATTCCTACAGGAAGTTATTCTATAACTGGTACTATATTAATAGATCAAGGTGTTATGGGTGATGGTGGTGGTATAAGTATCATCGGTCCTACTCAGAACTATAGGATTAGTGCTGCTGATGGTGAAGGAGCTTGTTTGGTTTCTACTGATACTACTAGTGATATATTCAAAGTAAATAATGTAAGAAATGTAACTTTTGCTAATTTATCATTTGATCATACAGATGGTGCTCCTAGAACTGATGGTGCTGCTGTTCATTTTTATTCTAATGTAAATACTCAACAGATTAGAATGGATAGGATTTATATCAGAAAACAATTTGGTGGTATTAAAGTAGACGGACATTCAATTGGAACATTTAGAGATATAGAAATTAGAGATATTGCACTTCATCCTGGAGCTTATGGAATGTTATTCTCTGCTTCTGCTGGTGGATCAGAAAGAGTTGATCAGATAAGATGTGAGAATGTTTTAATTGATGGTGTAGTTGATGGAGGTCCACATCCAGAAGCAAATGGATTATGGGTTAAGGATTTTGTAAATTCAATATGGTTCCTTAATTGCGTATCTAATCGTTGTAATAAAGGATTCTTAATGGATTCAACTGTCCCTAGTGGATCAACAGGTAATCCTGGTTCATTCTTTAGAATAAATGATTGTGATTTTGATACAAATAATTCATATGGTATTGAGATTGCTGGTGGTAGTTTCATTTGGATTAATAACCCATATATAAGTAGTAATCTTGATAATGGACTCTATGTTAATAGTACTTTTACTGGTGTTTTAAGAGTAAATGCTGCTGATTGTAGAGGTAATGGTAAACATGGAATATGGATTCGTTCTACTAATCATAAAAAGATCTTTATAAGAGATTCGCAATGCTGTCATAATGGTACGAGTTCAAGTAATAATTACGATGGTCTTCACATATATGATGAGGCTTATGAAGATCAATCAGATATTCATATTGATGGTGGACAGTATGGTGGAGATATGATGGGAACAACTGCTGGACAGACTACTGGTGGTGCTACTCCTCAGAGATATGGAATTAATTTTACTAATAATGCAAAATATTCAAGAATTATTATTAGTAACGTAGATTGTTCTAATAATAAGCAAGCATCATTACAATTTAATCCTGGTAATGGGACTCATAATTATCAACATAATGTTATGCCAATACATTCATCACACTTAGGTGGTACTCATTAATGTCACTTAAACTAAGAAAAGATGGTCAATGGGTTACGGTAGTAGGTAATGGTCCTGCTGGACCTCCTGGTCCTTCTGGTCCTCCTGGTACTATAGGTCCTCCAGGTAATGATGGTGGTTCTGGACCTCCAGGTCCTCCAGGTAATGATGGTCCTCCTGGTCCTGATGGAGGCGGTGGTCCTCCAGGTCCTCCAGGTAATGACGGTAATGATGGT